GTTAAAGCAATACGGTAATAATCCTAAATATCAACTTTCTTGTTTGGTTAATAACCCTTTCTATAAGAAAGAAGATATGGATTCTACAATCAATGCCGTTTTAGGTGGAGAAAGATATTCTAATATTAATTTCTTACCTCATTTGGAAAAGAACTCAGAAGTCAATGAATTTTTAAATGCAATCGACATTGATCTTACAGGACTTTCTGGGGCAGAAGGTTGGAATCTGCCTGCTTTTAACGCAACTTGTCTTGGCAAATGGAGCATTGTTCTTAATGCCACATCTCATAAAGATTGGGCTACTAAAGATAACTGTATTTTGGTGGAACCTTCAGGGGAAGTAGAATGTTATGATAACATCTTTTTCAAGAAGGAGTCTCCTATTAATCAAGGAACTTTCTATGATTGGGAAGAGGAAGATGTGATAGAAGCAATGGAAAAGGCTGAAAGCAAAGTGGGACAAATTAACACAGAGGGACAAAAGTTAGCAGACAGGTTGACTTACAAGAACACTGTAGATGTCATTTTATACCGTATATTCAAGGATTTTGATGTGGTATAAAATATGATAAGGATATATTATGATTGATACATTATTTGATAACCTATTTGAAGATTACTCATCTAAACCTTACAGCACCATTAAAGACAAAGGGGACTTTTACGAACTAAAAGTAGAACTTCCCGGTTTCTCTAAGGAAGATGTTGAAGTAGAAGTTTCAGACGATTTACTTCAAATTGAAACTAAGCCTAAAGAATCCAAGAAGAGATGTTCGGTAAAACTTATGAAAAGAGTTTATACAGAAAACATAACTTGTAAAATGGAGAAAGGGCTGCTCCATCTAGAGCTACCTAAGAAAGGGGTGGTTAAGCCTTGTAAGATCAAGGTTAATTAAACAGCGGGGGTGGAAACGCCCCCGTTTTTATTTATAATATAACATGCCTTTATACGCTTATCGCCATCCAGATACAGGAGAAGAGAAAGATATTCTTCAATCAATGAATGATGAGCATATTTATATTGATGAGTTTGGTACTGAATGGAAAAGGGTTTTTAATGTACCACACGCCTCAATCAACTCTAATATAGACCCGTTCAATCAAAGGCAATTCTCGGACAGTACAGGGGCAAAGAAGGGTACTATGGGAGACATGTTTGACTATTCAGCTGAGATGAGTGAAAGAAGAGCAGAAAAATCTGGAGGAGTCGATCCAGTTAAGCAAAAGTATCTAGAAGATTACTCCAAGAAGACTAATGGAAAGAAGCATCATTCCCTTTCTAAAACTTACGAGAGTAAGAATGTTAAGGTTGATTACGATTAGAGACCGAATCTAGATTTGGTAGCATTGTAGTTTTGGGATACTTCGGCTTGTGTCAAAGATTTGCTGTAAATATAACAAGAGTATACTACTCCGTCCCAAGCTCTATAAGTAGAAGCTCTATAATCACCTATTGAAGTTGTAGAATTTAATGTGTTAGATATAGAAGCTAACGATATGCCCTTTTTATATTCCCCATCAAAATATACTTTTTGTGTCGAGCCATCCCAAGTTAAAGTTATTTGATGAACTGTATTTACATCTGTTGTTACACCAAATGTCATATTATTATACTGACCATCCAAAGCTGCAAAATATTGATTATTGCCACCATGTTCTCCAATGGTAATATAAGAGTTACCTGTTGAGCCGCTGTTCCCGTTGTGCATCAAATACCCATATCCATTTAAAGCTCCTGATGCAGCTTTCCCTTTAAACCACACTGTTACAGTCAAGTCTGACTCATCCGCAAAGGGAGTGTCAAGTGTTATCCTATCATCAGTGCCATCTAAATCTAAACCTCCATTACTAAATGCAGGAGAATTTATTAAAGTCCCATTTTTGCCACTACTACTCCTATCTGTCCAAGTTGACCCGCTTCCGGGGTAAGAGATTTTATCAGAACCATCGAGCGCTAGAACTAGATTATCAGTAACTATATTCTTGCTGTTTTTTATTTTTAAAGCCATTTTATTGATTTTCTATTTCAAAACTGAAGCTGAGTGAGTAATTCATGTTATCGTTAACATTCATAGAGTAGGCAGCGCTTTCTAATCTTAGAGAATCAAAAGAGAATGTATTTTGGTACTCCCCGCTTATATCTTGTATCTTTACGTCAAAGTCATAACTTGATTCTGTGTTCATCAGTGCCGCCAATTCACCAGTGGCAAAACCAGAAACCAAAAGATCCATGCTTACAGATGCTGTTATAGGGTATTGTATTTTTCTTCCATACACATAGTTACTGCCCAACCCATGAAGGTCTGTTCTTTGAATGGGGATATCAAAAGCAAAAGATTGTATATGAGCATCACCACTTATGGGCGCACCACCAACTTCTAAGTTCTGTAGGGTTAATTCAACATGATCTGGCCCACACAAAGGAGGGTCAAACCTGTTGATGTTGCTGTAGTAATCAAAACCACTTACTCCTGCATCTCTTAGGTCAACAGCACCAACATTATTGTTGTTTCCTGAGTTAAGATTTATAGCTGGGTTCTCCACCCCAGTGAATGGACCATTAACCACGGTAAGATTAGAGCATTTGTATGAAGTAGAAACTACAGGTAGAGACCCTACTGAAAATCCAAGAGAATAACTTGTCAGGAATGAATTGCCTATACAAAAAGCTTCAGATGCTGTTGTTAAACTAGCTACATTAGAATCATTATTGACAATTAGGTCGGAACCTTGATTCTCATGGTTGACAATATAAAAATTCTGATCATCATTAGTGTAGCCTTCAAAAAAGCCAGTTCCAACATAAGAGGGGTTAGAACTAGACAATCCTAGTAAATTCTCGTTAAGCATCGCAGGTGTGTAGTAGTAGTCGATACTCAAGTTTACGTCTGGCATCCGGGTTATATCATTTACAGCTAAACCTTGAGAGCCAATTTGTTTAGATTTCTGCCTATCTTGGGAGAATCCTACAGACACACTTTGAACGGCACTCATAAAAGCTCCACTCATAGTTGCCCCGTCCCTATCAGCTGTAGTAAAAGCTGGTCTTTGCCCAGCAATCACAAGAGAGTTATTACTTTTTAAAATATTCCTAGCCATATTAAGTTCCTGTTGGGATTACACCTAAAACATCTTCTATTAAAGTTACTGACAAATCATGGGAATTAAAATGCTTCCAAGTATGATTCCATTCTGGGCAATACACAGATTTTGGTTGGTTATAAACAGACTCTAAATCGACTCTAAACCTTCTGTAACCAGCTTTATTCTCTAAGAAGTGAAGCATAGATTTTAATTGTCTATCTGATATCCCTTCGAACTCATAATTAATCGGGAAAGAGGCGTTATTATCTTTAGTTTTAACTCTCTGCTTAAATGAATTCCTAAACTCAAGCTTTTCATTTTTAAAAGTTACATCATTCTGGAATCCAACGTCAGGCTTATAAAAGAATCTCTGCGACCAGAAAGACCCCTCTCCAGTAGGAGAGTTCTGGGCGTTTGATGTGTGGTCTCCGGTGCAGTAATAAAAATTATTTAATTTATTCTGATTCACCCCAGTATAGACAACATCAAATTCATTATAACTTACCGAATTATCCCAGTCTCTAAATCCTGTATTTACAAAATTCATGCCGGACCAATTAAATATATTAGGGGCTTGATCTATACTATATGATACAGCAACTTCATAGTGTTGATTATTAATGTGATTAATAGCATAATTATCTGATATCCCAGATACATTTTGATATACGCCACTATTATCAATATTAACCTCAAACATTTGAGTCCCATTTTTGCTCTCAATAAAAGCTGCTAATTTACGAGCATTAGATTCATTTAAATCATACCTGACTTCATATTGAGCCTCTAAACTATTCATAGAGAAAGGCATCATATTAATTTGATGATCATCCACTTCATATTGAAACGTTTTGGATTTAAAGGACGCTTTAGACCCATACACAGGAACAAGGTTTAGAGCTGCGTAAGTTGACTCAACAGCTATACCCGAAATGTTTTGATCTCTATTATAAAATAATTCAGAACCCATGACCAATATAATTTAAATTTAAAATAGCAGAACCATTATCAGAAGCCGACAAAGACTCACTTACTAATGTAGCATTAGGAATCGACAAGGCTTGAATATCCGTTCCATCCCTGCCGTTAATATCAAAAGAGACAGTTTTGTTTTGCCTGTTAGTTAAAAAATTAAAGGAACTCTGAGGGAAAGCTTCGTCAACCTCAATCTGAACTTGAGCCGAATACTCCAAAGGAGGGATGAATTCAACAGAAACAGGAGTCTCACTGCCTATAGAAAAATTAGGCTTTCTACTGGATGTGATTGAGTAATCAAATCCAATAACTCTATTAGTAGTAGAGTTGTCGCAAGTAATACTTATAGATCCTTGGGAAGGGATGTATATTTCACCAGTGCTTCCAAATTCACTAGGGTTCTCACTAGAAGATATCATCTCATTAAAAACAGATATTGAAGCATTAACTTTTGGAACAGATCCTACAGCACAGTTGACAGAATATGAGTTCAGGTATGCATCAGAGAATCTGTAAGAAACCCCCGCATATCTAATATTACCCGTCATACTACTCGACCCAGTAAAATCCAAAATAGGATCATTATATATAAGGTGCCTACTAATAGACACTTTCTGCTCAGTAGCACCACCAACAGTTGTTAAACCCTTCCTTGACCCAAGGGGCTTAATGGTATTTGCGCTATTAGAATATGAAAAGTCTACAGAGCTGATACCGGAGAGTGCGCTACCAGCTATGTTTACATTTACTTCGTCATTTAATCTTGAACCTAACATTATCTTCTAAGTTGTCCTCCTAATCTTTTTTCATCCGCAATCACCTGCTTAACAGCCGTCTTAATCTTATCAGACAACGCTTTTTGTTGATCTGTAGAGTTTTGACCTTGTGTTTCAGTCTCTGCCCCGTTTGATCCATTTATGGTAATATTAATATCTCCTGTTGATTGAGATGTCTCTGTCGCTATAATTAATTCGTCGAGCTTAGCGACTAAGTTTGTGTTATCACCAGTTCCAGCTCCAGAATTAAGAGCTTGTAGGTTACCTGCACCAATATTTCTTGTGGCAGCGGCGTTCATTACGAACTCACCACCAGAAAGCATTGCGGGGACTGTATCGACTCCACCAGCGGCAGGAATTAATCCTCCTGTAGCTCGTTTATATTTAGGTGGAAGGTTAGGTAGATAACCTGTTTTCGATATGTCTGTATCATAAAGATCCTGATAAGTTAAACCGCTGAGATCATCTTCAGTTGGGTGTACTGGAGCTGAATAATCGCTAGGGCTAGGTCTGGCAGACGCGCTTTTTGGGGTGAATCCTGATCCAATACCGCTAGGACCGCTCTGAAAGCCTCTCCCTGTAAATAAATTAGATAAACCCCCATAAGATTGACCAGCTATATTATTGCCACCAAAAATAGAACCTTTTAATCCGGCTCCAAACTTAGTCCCAAATGACCCTTCCGTTCCTGAATACCCAGCTTTAAATCCAGCGCTCATAGATTTAAGACCAGCACCAACAACAACACTAGCAGCTGCTCCCACTAAAGACTTCATCAACTGCTTTCTTGACTCTTTCTTTTGCCTTATAGCTTGCTCTTCAGCAGCCACTTGGCTAGCGTATAAATCAAAAGCTTGTTGTTTTGCGCCTTGAACTTGCTGGAACTGAGGGCTATTCCTCC